TATGTTTATGCCAAAAACGCTGAAGATGGAACTAAGATAATTGAACAGATTCTTCCATATTTTACCCCTGATTGGACGACTACTTGTAATTTGATCTCAGAAGTTGGTATTACTATGGATATTCCTATTATCCTAAATAACATTAGTTATAGCGATAACTATGATGGAGAATACAAAGACAGAAGAGCCATTATCTGGCAGCTTGATTTTGTTCTCAAAGGTTATCTTTATGGACCAGTGAAATCTTCTGGAATCATTAAGTTTGTAAACACAAATTTCTATATTCCTACTACAAATACTGCTGTCCAGGGAAGAGGTATAACTCCTCTTGCAGAAAAGATAACAGTACAGCCAGGTTTAGATGCTAATGGCAATCCTATAAATTATTATGGCGGACCAAATGCAAACACCGGCACTCAGCCATATACTGAGATTGAAGTTGATGATGATTATGGGTTCATAACCCAGATCTACAATACAGACGAGTTAGAATGACAGATAAAGAAGATGATCCAATGGGCAAAGCTCTAGGCATTGCTCCGTTGCAATATGAAAAACAAATTGATACTTTGCTTGCTAAGGCTCATGATGATTCTGCTAAAAACGATTTTGAAGCAGCTAGAGCTAATTTGTATGAAGTAATCCAAACAGGTCAAGAAGCTATGGGCAAGCTATCAGAAATAGCTGGTCAATCTCAGCATCCAAGAGCATTTGAAGTGTTGGCTAAATTAATGGACACCATGGTTAATACTAATAAAGAATTATTAGAATTACAAACCAAGATCCGAGAGATTGATGCTTCTGATTCTCCGATCAATGAAAAAGCTCAGACTATTAATAATAATCTATTCGTAGGTTCTACTACAGAATTACAGAAAGTTTTGAAGGAACTAAAGAATACTGATGAATGATTTAGTTGCAGGTTATAAGGGTAACGTACTACTTAAAAAATCTAATCAGAACATTGAGTGGACTCCCGATCTTATTGCTGAATATGTAAAATGCGCTGAAGATCCAGTTTATTTTACCGAAACATATATGAAGATTATCAGTATCAATGAAGGTCTGGTAAACTTCAAGCTATACGATTATCAGAAAAAGATGATACGTTCTTTCAAGGAAGGACGTTTTAATATCGTTACCACAGCCCGTCAGGCAGGTAAGTCAACAACAACCTGTGCATTTATTCTGTGGTATATTATGTTCAACCCTGACAAAACTGTTGCCCTTCTGGCCAACAAGGGTGATACGGCCAGAGAAATTCTTTCCCGTGTTCAGCTTGCATACCAACACCTACCTAAATGGCTACAGCAGGGTGTTGTTGAATGGAATAAAGGTTCGTTCCTTTTAGAAAATAACAGCCGTGTTTTGGCTGCAGCAACGTCTGCCAGCGCCATTCGTGGATATTCTATTAACCTTCTATTCATCGACGAAGCGGCGTTCATTGATAACTGGGACGAGTTCTTTACCTCAGTTTATCCTACTATTTCGTCAGGTTCAGAATCAAAGATTATTCTGGTTTCCACGCCGAACGGTTTGAATCACTTTTATTCAACTTGGGTAAATGCTATCGAGGACCGAAACGGTTATACGCCCATTTTGGTAAACTGGAAAGAAGTTCCAGGCAGAGACGAAAACTGGAAAAAAGATACTCTGGCTGGTATGAACTTCGACTTAGAGAAATTCGATCAGGAATATAACTGCGAATTCTTGGGTTCATCAGGCACCCTGATCGCAGGTTGGAAACTCAAAGAACTGGTCCACCAATCTCCAATGGTAGAAAGGGATGGGTTGATACAGTATTATCAACCTATAGAGGGCCATGTTTATATGATGGTCTGCGACGTTTCTCGTGGTAAGGGTCTAGACTATTCGGCGTTCCAACTTATTGACGTCACAAAAATGCCATACCAACAGGTGGCGGTTTACAGAAACAATGCTGTTACTCCTGTCGATTATGCTGATGTTATTTTGAGAACTGCCAAGGCGTATAATAACGCCTCTGTTCTTGTTGAAATTAATGATATTGGTGAACAGGTTTCTTATACCCTTCATTATGATTTTGCCTACGAAAATATTTTATTTACTGAGAATGCTGGGCGTTCTGGTAAGAGAGTTACTCAGGGGTTTGGTGGTACATCAACTACAGTGGATAAGGGTATCAGAACAACTAAAATAGTAAAGTCAGTTGGATGTTCAATATTAAAACTTCTAGTAGAGGGCAACCAATTTGTCGTCAACGATTTTCATACCATCAACGAGCTTTCGACTTTCTCAAAGAAAGGAAATTCTTATGAGGCAGAATCTGGTAAGCATGACGACTTGGTAATGTGCCTTGTTCTGTTTGCTTGGCTTTCAGAACAACAGTATTTTAAAGATTACACTGACATCAATACCCTCATGTCATTGAGGGAAAAAACTGAAGAAGATATGGAGCAGGACCTGTCTCCATTTGGGTTTGTAGACTCTGGTAGAGATGATTTTTATGAAGAAGAATATGAAAAATACGTTCCTGATAGTTGGATGTGGGATACCCCAAGAGACTTCTAAGAGAGCCCATTTTATAAATATAAAAAATTCATAATTGCAAATTCTCGTAACAGGGAGAAAATAAAAATGGCTTTTCAACTATCACCAGGCGTAAACGTATCTGAAATCGACCTTACAACGGTCGTTCCATCAGTAGCCACATCTGATGGCGCCATCGCTGGCGTTTTCCGTTGGGGTCCAATCGGAGAAAGAGTTCTAGTAGACACTGAGAACACTCTAGTTTCCAGATTCGCCAAACCAACCAATTTCAATGCAGAAACATGGTTCTCAGCAGCCAACTTCCTTGCATACGCCAACCGTTTGTACGTATCCCGTGCAGCTGACACTTCTGGAGCAACTCCATTCGTCTCAGCTAATACAACTGGTGCCAATACAATTCTCAACGTTGGTAATACATCAGCTATTACTGTTGGCATGTACGTTACACAGGTTGGTAACTCAAGCCTACTAAGCGGAAATGTTGCTTCTTATACAGTAGTTTCAAAGAATACTTCTCATGTTGTATTGAATAAAGTTACTGCTTCTAATGTGGCCACATCATTTACAGACGTTAATGTTTATTTTGGCCGCCCAGAAACTGTATATACTGCTGTTGGTTTCGACCCATCAAATACTGTTGCTAAGGCAGCTAATCTTGTCAACCAGATTGTCAAGAATAACTCTCATTATTCTCAGAAAGATGGAACATTCGACGCTGACGTTATTTACGTAGCTAAGTTCCCAGGCGCTATTGGTAACTCTCTAAGAGTTTCAGTCTGCGATACTGCAGAAGGTTTCAATTCAAACGTAGCTCTTTCTGGAGCCAACGTTGGTGGTGGTTCTATCACTGCTAATGCTGCTCTAGAATTCCGTGTTGGTTCAAATGTAGCTACAATGAAGGTGGTCGGTACAACTAATGCTGTAACAAATTCTGTTTCATCAAAGATTGCTGTTGGTGATCAGATCCTTGCTGGTAACGGCACACTAGGCGTTCAGTACCTACAGGTAAGATCAACAGCTATCTCTGCACAATCAACTGCAAATAGTTCATTTGTTGGTAATACTGCTGTTAATAGTAATATCAACTTCATTAACATTCCTTCAAACCCATTCAGTAACGGTGACATTGTTACCTATGCTAACAATGCTGGTGAAGCCGAAGTTCAGGGTCTATATAGCGGAACAAACTATCATGTTGTTCATGCTAATTCAACTGGTCTAAAGCTATCATCTTCACCATTCGGAACTGAAATTGATATTACTGCAACTCCAGGTTCAAATTCTTCTCTAACTGCAAACTATCGTGTTATGTCAGTTCACTTCGAAGATCCTTATAGACTTCGCGAGAACTACACAACTCAGACAATTGAGCGTTATTGGGAATTCTTCAACGTAGTTGAAACTGCTCCAGGTCAATCAAACCATGTTCTTTACAACGGTAATACAGCTGCTCAAGACGAGTTGCACGTCGTTGTTCTTGATGACGGTGGAGCTTTCACTGGAACTCCAGGCACAGTTCTTGAAGTCTATAAGGGTCTTTCAAGAGCTACAGACGCTAAGAACGTTGATAACACTGTAAATTACTATAAAGATGTAATTAATCAGGAATCAAATTACGTATGGTGGGCAAATGATCGTGGTACAGCTCCTTCAGCTAACTCACTAAATGTTGCTTCTGCTACTTCGCAGTCTCCTGGTAACATTCAGTTGGTTCTTGGTGCCGATGGTCTAAACGAAGCTGATGCTACACTAAGTATTTTGGGCGCTGGTTATGACCTATTCAAGTCAGCTGAAGATATTGACATTTCTCTAGTCCTACAGGGCAAGCCAGTTGGTGGTTCAACTGTAATTGGTGGAAGAACTGTTCAGAACTTCCAGCTAGCCAACTATATAATTGAGAATATCTGTGAAACAAGAAAAGACTGTGTTGCTCTTGTTTCTCCTGACCGTTCTCTTGTTCTTAACAACGTTGGTAGCGAAACTCTAGACCTTAAATCATGGAGAGGCGCTGTTACAAGTAGCTCCTATGCTGTTCTAGATTCTGGTTGGAAGTATCAGTATGACCGTTATAACGACGTATATCGTTGGGTCCCACTAAATGGTGACATTGCTGGTATCTGTGTAAGAACAGATAACACTAATGACGCTTGGTGGTCACCAGCTGGATTTAACCGTGGTCAGATTAAGAACCTTATCAAACTTGCTTGGAACCCAAACAAGTCAGAGCGTGACGTTCTTTACAGCAACGGTATTAACCCAGTTGTTACTTTCCCAGGTCAGGGTACAATTCTTTTCGGAGATAAGACTCTACAGGCTAAACCATCTGCCTTTGATCGTATCAATGTTCGCAGACTGTTTATCGTTCTTGAAAAGGCTATCTCAACTGCTGCTAAGTATCAGTTGTTTGAATTCAACGATGCTTTCACAAGAGCACAGTTCCGTAACCTTGTGACTCCATACCTACGCACCATCCAGGGTCGCCGTGGTATTACTGACTTCTATGTTGTCTGCGATGATACTAACAACACTCAGCAGATTATCGATAGCAATCAGTTTGTTGGGGATATCTATATTAAACCTGCGAGAAGCATTAACTTTATCCAGCTTAATTTCGTGGCTGTTCCATCTGGAGTACAGTTCTCTGAAGTTATCGGAAAGTTTTAATAAATAATAATAAATTCTCAAAGGAGTAAGTTAGATGCCTTTTAATATTAATTCTTTCAAAGCTCAAGGACTACCATGGGGGGGCGCTCGCCCCTCCCTGTTCCAAGTTCAGATTACACCTCCACCAACACTTCCGTTGAACCCAGAGGCGTTTTCTAAGCTAACCTTCACATGCCGTGGAGCAGAACTACCAGAGTCAACTATAAGTCAGATTGAAGTTCCTTACTTCGGTCGTAGAATTAAATTGGCTGGTGAAAGATCATTCGCTGATTGGTCAATCACAGTAATGAACGATGAAGATTTTTCTGTACGTTCAATGTTTGAAGCATGGCAGAATGCTATCAATACAATGCAGACAAATATTCGTCTACCACAGGCTGCTTTTGAACTTTATAAAGCATTCGCTGTTGACATTACACAGTATGGTAAGGGCGGAGAAATTCTTCGTGTTTACCAGCTAGTTGGTGCTTTCCCAACTCAGGTAAGCTCAATTGGTCTTGGATGGGATACTCAGAATGCCATCGAAGAATTTACTGTAAACTTTGCCTACGATTACTGGCTACCAGTTGACGAAGGTACGACAGTCCAGACTGCCGGTAAGGTTACTCCATATCTTGGCGAAACTAATATCGGTCCACAGTTCTAAGTCTAAATACTATATTATTCGGAGGGAGCCAAAACTCCCTCCTTCTATTGGAGAAATAAATGCCAGAATTATTCGGATTCGAATTTAGAAAGAAACGCCCGGAACAAGAACTTCCTAGTTTTGCTCCACCAAGAGATTCAGACGACGGAGCCGTTGTCGTATCAGCAGGTGGTGCATTTGGCACGTATGTAGATCTTGACGGTACAGTTAGATCCGAAGCAGAGTTAGTTACTAAGTATCGTGAAATGTCGTTGCAACCAGAATGCGATGCAGCAATTGATGAAATTGTTAATGAGTCTATTTCTATTGACGAAGAACATACAGTTCAGATTAATCTAGAAGAACTAAAAGTAAACGATACAGTTAAAAAAGCTATCCGCGATGAGTTCCAGAATTGTTTGAATATATTAGAGTTCAACAAATATGCCTACGAAATTTATAGACGTTGGTATATTGATGGCCGTTTATATTATCATGTTATTATTGATGACAAAAATCCATCAGCTGGTATTAAAGAAGTAAGATAC